ACATCCTTCCCTGCACCACAATTATGAACAGATTAAAAAAAAAATTAATGAACTCCATAATAAATAAGCTAGTTTATTTGTTGGATAGAGGCGGTGTAGCCTAGCGGTGAAGCCGCCTCGTTTGAAAATATGAATTATTTTTGGATGTGGAAAGATGAGTCTAAACTAAAAGCTAGAAAGGATATTTGGGGGTTTTAAATGAAACTAAAAAATTTAATTAAAAAATTATTCGAATCAAATCCAAGGGTAGATCAAGAAGTATTTATAGAATTATGGGAAGAAACAGAAGATGGTTATAAATCTTTAAAAATTCCAATAATAGATGTTGAGGTGAATAGTGATCATGGAGTGGGGTTAGAACCACAACCAGTATATAGTGTAGAAGATTTAGTTTTTACAGGTATGGTTAAAAAAGCATTTATACATAAATGGGAAAAAAGAAAATATTATCCTGTAAATGCTCCAAGTGGAATGGAGAGTTATTTTCCTATAAAAAAGGAAATAAAATTAACCTTACCAAAAGAAACTGAAAAATAAACTTATGATTAATATTACTGTTTTTTATTTCCAGTTAAAATGCTTGGATTGATATTCTGAATACTTGTGGGAATCCGGCTTTCTGCCATAGAGCTTAATATAATTTTCATTAATAAAATTAATATCCTTATCTCCCATTGCATCCGCCAGGTCTTTAGGATTATTGTATTTAGATGTCCATGCCCAATAGGAACAGGTCCAGTGTCGAAAGAAGTAGCATTTACGATCCACAGGCAATGTCAGGTTTAATGATTGTAAAGCCTGGTTAAGCTGATCGGTCATCTGCGATAAATCAATAAAATTACCTTTGGAATTTAAAAAAAGATATTCCTGATCTTTGGGAAGGGTGTTGACGTAGGACACCAGCTCATCTTTAAGCGATGCTCCGATTTCAAGTTCCCTATAGCCGTTCTCCGTTTTAGGAGGTTTAATCTTTTTTGTTTTGGAAAGCGAATGCGTAATTTCAAGATAAGGGGTGTTGCTGCCAAACTTTAAATTCGATCTTGATATAGCCCTTGCCTCGGATGGTCGGCAGGCAATCTCAGCCATAATCCTAAACATCAACCTAATCATGGCAATGGTCATGGATTGAATGATTTGTTGTATTCGGTCAAAGCTCCAGACATCAAAATTGATTTTGGTTTTTTTACCGTTTCCGTTTTTATGCTTTTCAAAAAAATGGTTTGAAATAAAAACATTGGCTTTAATACGAGAGGGAACATGAACCCCATAAATATTTTTTAAAAGATTAAAAATTCTTCTCACATAGTCATCTTTTAACTTGTCATCCTTGAGGGTTTGAATAAAGTTTTCAATAAATAAACGGTCAATGGCTTTAAGATCCACAGAACCCAACCGTTTTAAAATATGATTTTTATAAATGGATAGATAATCGTTAAAATTATCTATGGTCATTCTTCCATTGGTGATATTATAGCGACATTTTTTTTCAAACAAATTCCAAGAGTCCGGCAAAGGAAGGGAATAAGGGCATACCACATTGTTTAATCTTGATGCAATTTTTTCAGCCCTTTCAATCACTGCCAACCTGTTCCTACCCTGGATATAAAGCCGCTTGTTATTTTCAATATAACCCCACCTCCAGCTATGCCTTTTTTTTCCAAAGGAATTATAATGTCGTTTATGTGGTTTAATTTTCATTTCTCTCTGTTATCAATAGAATATACATTAATTAACATAAAAGACAACTAAATTAATTTGAATCAGTGGGTTTGGGTATGTAAAAAGTATCAAAAAAAAGTATGCAAATTGTATGCAATCGGTGCTAAAATAAGAAATCAGGCTAAAAAAAAACACAAAAAAAGCGCCAAAAATAACCCAAAGGTTAGATTTGGCTATAGTTATAAGGTTTTGATTATGCCCTCGTAGCTCAATTTGGTAGAGCAACTGATTTGTAATCAGTAAAAGAACACACTTTTGCCTTATATTATGTCGTTTTGTATGTATGAATGTATGTCGATTCACACATGAATGATAACATTTTGTGAACTCGCATACAATTGTATTTTATTCTTTTTTTGGTTCCCACCTCTTTCCCTGCTGCAGAACAGCCTATCGGTCATCCATAAAGTTAGACCGATCCTAATCGGTTATTACTATCTTTTTTAATAAACTTTTTATAATAGTCTTTTTCTTCGCATTTAAAATGGGAACAGCTTTTGTCGGCATAGCAAAGAAAGGACATATCGTTAGTAACTTCCTTGTCGCAATACCTGCATTTGCCTACGGTGCGGACAGAAAAAGTATATTTCTTCCAGAGTTTTTTCTTCTTGGCAAGAGGCTTACGCATCCGTACCAGGAACCTGAGTGCAGCTAAATTTTAAATACACCAATTCCTTATTGATTATTATTCTGCCAATCTCCTGTGTTTTTTCTAGCGATTTTTGATAGCCAGCACCTATGCAATCGTAATAATCATTATAGGTTGTAGAAAAGGTATAGGGAGGCAGGCATTCCACTTTTAATAGGGAACACATAATTATGGTGAGGGCTATTTTCATTTGCTTTTAATTTCTTCGTTATGTTGTTTGGGTTTACCGGATTTTAATTCTTTAATTTTAGATTCCAGTTCTTTAATTTTGTCGGTGGCTTTTTCAAGATCCGCATTGGCATATTCCAGTTTCTGCAAACACCTTTTGTTTGCGCTATCCTTGCTTTTGCCGGCATCCTGAAGTTCAGCAACCTCATTTTTTAAAATGCGAAGCTGCTCTTTATATTCATTTACTAATTCAAAAGATGAATCGGTCATGGATTATTTGTTCTTAGATCCGCCATTCCGCCATATTTGAGTACCCTTTATGCCAAAAATACTTCCGACAACTAGAATCCAAAGTGACGTAAACCAGGTCGGTAATTGCGAGAAATACTCAAAAAATAATTTTACCTTTTCCATAGCTTGAGGATCATCGCTTATGACCGCCCACATTAATACAATGATGGGAACGGAAATAATTACTAAAACAAATTCGTCTTTCCAGTCTGATTGCCGAGCCTCCAAGAGCTTGCCCTGGTAAGATTCCTCACCTCGAGCCATCTTCTCTGCATGGAGATATTGTGCGTCTGCCATACGCATTTTAGTTTCTTGTCTTTTCTTATAAATGTGCGATCCTGCATTAAGTGCTAATTTAATTGCTGAAAAAATTGGGAATGCCATATTGCCTCCTAGAGTTTTGCTGATTTCATTGTGCCTGCCATCTTTCCGCATCGGTGGGGTGTTTGCTTTGCCCACCTTGAATCTAGCATCTGATTGCCGGCTTCTTCGTAATCCTCATGGTCCAATGCTGCCCACATCTTTTTAAACTTGGAAACATTGCCAATGCCTAATTGAAAAACCATTTCACAAAGAACTTCCTGTGCAATATGGTTAAGATTTCTCTTGCCAATTAAAGTGCGACTGTTATATAATGCGTTTTCAAAATCTTTTTCAAAAATTTCTTCCAGATAGGATGTGTCGTACTTCTTGCCATCTTCCCAATGATCCTCAACACAAAGGTGTCCGTAACCAACGGTCTTTTTGCCAAGACTGTCCTTATACACAGCCTGATTAAAGCCTTCATGCTGCTTGATTTCATTTTTTAGCTTTGTCCACATAATGTTGTCTTTTTATTCTTTTATGAAAAATCCACATATTTATTCTGCTTAACAATCTTTCTACTGAGAATAAAAACTTTCCCCATACATCCATTGCTCCCCCTGAATAATAAAATGTTAGGCTGCTTTATTTTAAAATAAGTTTTTTAATTGTTTTAGAACCATCAATATTGGTTTCTATTTCTACTTCCGACTTAATACATTTGTATTGAACGGCTTTACCTTTGGATGTTCGTTCAGCAACTCGCTTATGTGCAAGGCAATCGCTTAAAGAAGATTGAATACGATGTTCTTTAATCTCATGATTTATAATCATAAGTAATGCAAATACCGTTTCTATCATTTGTAGGTTCCATTTGCTTTAATGCTTCGATGTTCTTCCTGAATCTTCTCAAGTTGTGTTTGCAGTTTTTCAACTTGTTTCTGTAAGAACTCAATATTAACCGCATTGTTTCTCATGCTTTTAATTTCTTCTCCCATATCTTCTACGATGCCTGCAATATGCTCC